ATGATCGGCCCGAGTGGCGTCGACACGCCTTTGCAGCCGGCGATGTTCACGAACCGCATCATGATCATCGCGCCGAGCAGCGGCACGGCCGTTTCGGCGCAGGGCATCAACGCGGCCACGGCGGCGACCCTTTCGCACCCGGCGCTGGCGACCACGGGTCTCGCGCAGAGCATCTACCGCACGCGCTGCGCGACCAGCACCACGGCAGGCAACGCGGCCGGCATCCGCCACGGGGCGGCCACGATGGCACGCGGCAATGCGAACTTCGTCGGTGGGTTCTACTTCCACGCCCGCGTGTGCTCAGGCAATCTTGCGCTCGCCGGCGGCCAAGCCTTCGCCGGCCTGTCATCGTCCACTGCAGCCCTTGCCGTTGAGCCTAGCGCGCTGGCCGACGTGTTCGGCTTGCTGAAAGACAGCGGCGACACCGCGTGGCACTTCGCACGCCGCACCGGTACCGGCACGGTGCAGAAGGTCGCGCTCACGACGCCGCTCACGTACGCAGCAAACCAAGTACTGGACGTGGTCTGTTTCAGCCCGCCGGGTGGTACGTCGATGGGCGCGCTGGTGCGCAGCTTCAACAATGGCGGTGCCGGCACCACGCATCTCGACACGCTTTACAGCGACAACCTCCCGGCGGTCACCACGTTTCTTGGCGGCCGCTTCGACATCCGAAACGGCACGACGGCCGCCGCCGCCGACTTCGATTTCTGCCGGATGTACGCCGAAAGCGATTTCTGATCGAAGCGGACATTTGCACTGAAATGTCCGCGCCCGCATCCGTAGCGTGCGGGGCATGAAGAACCCGACCCGTCTCCTCGAACAGCAGATCCGGCTTGCCACGCTGCAGCCGGCCACGTTCAACGCCGAGGCCCGCACCGTCGAGGTGGTCTGGACCACCGGCGCCGGCGTCAAGCGCTACGACTGGAACGCCGGCGAGTACTACAACGAGGAGCTCGAGGTGAGCACCTCGGCCATCGACATGTCGCGGCTTTCCAGCGGCGCCGCACCGGTGCTGAACTCGCACGGCACCTGGTCGCTCGACGACCAGATCGGCGTGGTGGAGCGCGCCTGGCTCGACGGAAACGTCGGCCGCGCCCTCATCCGCCTGAGCGGCCGCGAGGACGTCGCCGGCATCGTGCAAGACATCCGCGACGGCATCATCCGCAACATCAGCGTCGGCTACAGCGTCCAGACCTACGAGATCACCCGCGACGCCGGCAACAAGCTGCCGACCTATCGCGCCGTGAGCTGGACCCCGATGGAGCTGAGCTTCGTCACCGTGCCGGCCGACGCCGGCGCGGCCACGCGTGGCGCCGAAGGCGCCGACCCGAAGAAACCCAACCCCTCGCAGGGCTTCCCCTGCGAGTTCGTCAGCGCGCACGCGCGAAACTCCAGCGAGGAAACCCAGATGGACGAGAACGAAGCGCCGAACGGCGCCGACACGGCCCACGCCGCCGGCAACGGCGCCGCTCCGGCCACCACCCCGAACGACACCGGAGCGCAGGAACGCGCCCTGCTGGCCCGTTCGGCCGACATCACCGAGCTCGCCGCCCGCCACGGCCTGAGCGAGCGCGCCCCGGAGTGGATCCGCGCCGGCAAGTCCGTCGACGAAGTGCGCGGCATCGTGCTCGACGAGCTGGCCAAGCGTGACGCCGCCGCCGGCGGCCACCACAACCGCGTCAGCGGCGGCCTCGACCAGGTCGACAAGCACCGCGCTGCCGCCGTGCAGGCGTTGATGGCCCGTCAGGGCGCCGTTGGTGAAGACGGCAAGGCCGTCCGCGTCGAGTCGGGCAACCCTTTCCGCGGCCTGTCGCTGGTCGACATCGCCCGCCGCTGCCTCGAGCAGGCCGGCACCCGCACCGACGGCATGAGCCGCATGGATCTGGTGGGCCGCGCGTTCACCCAGACCACCAGCGACTTCCCGATCCTGCTCGAAAACGCCATGCAGAAGACCCTGCAGGCGGCCTACGCCTCCGCGCCGGATACCTGGTCGCGCTGGTGCGCCACCGGCTCGGTCGCCGACTTCCGCGACCACCCGCGCTACCGCCTTGGTTCGCTGCCGAACCTGCAGGACCTCACCGAGAACGGCGAGTTCCGCAACCGCCCCATCCCGGATGCCGACCGCTCGCGCGTTCGCGCCGGCACCAAGGGCAACATCATCAACCTGTCGCGGCAGGCCATCATCAACGACGACCTCGGCGCCTTCCTCGGCCTGGCCACGGCCTTCGGCCGCGCGGCCCGCCGCACCATCGAGGCCGACGTGTATGCGCTGCTGACCTCGAACAGCGGCAACGGCCCGACGATGCAGGACGGCCAGCCGCTGTTCCACAGCTCGCACGGCAACATCGGCACCACGCAGGCGCTCACCGTCACGGCGATCGACAACGCCCGCACGCTGATGGCGCGCCAGACCGACCACACGGGCATCGAGTTCCTCGACCTTCGCCCGAGCATCTGGCTCGGCCCGACCGAGCTCGGCGGCACGGCTCGCGTCATCAACGACAGCCTCTACGACCCGGACGCGAACAACAAGCTGCAGCGCGCCAACATGGTCGCCCGCGTGTTCGGCGACATCGTGGACACGCCGCGCCTGCTCGGCACGGACAACCGCTGGTACGCCGTGACCAACCCCGCCGATGCGCCGGTGTTCGAAGTCGTCTTCCTCGACGGCAACGACGCGCCGTACCTCGAGCTGGAGAACGGCTTCGACGTGGACGGTGCGCGCTGGAAGGCCCGCCTGGACTTCGGCGTCGGCGCCATCGACTGGCGCGGCATCGTGCGCGGCCAGACGGCCTAAGCCCCTCGCGTGACGCCGGCAGGCCGCCGGCGTCGCGCCTTCGATCAAGGAGACACCCATGGCCCGTAATTTCATCCAGGACGGCGAGACGCTCGACATCGTCGCCGCCGCAGCGCTCACCAGCGGCACGCCGATCGCGGTCGGCGCGCTGGCTGCCATCCCGCTCAGCACCGTCGCCATCGGCGCGCCCTGCGCCGTTCGCGTCGAGGGCGTGTTCCAGGTGCCGAAGAACAACACGGCCGCCTTCACCCTCGGCCAGCGCGTGAACTTCCGCCCGGGCACCGGCCAGTTCACGCTGCAGACCGCCGCCGCGGGCGATCTGATCGGTGCCGGTATCGCGGTGGCTGCTGCCGCCACCGGCGACACCACGGCGCTGGTTCGCCTGTCGCCCGGCTCCGCCACCATCCAGCCGTAAGCGCCGGACGTGTCTGACGCCTTCGCCCTTGCCGCGCACGCCGCCTTCCAGGCGGCCGATGCGGCGTTCTTCGGCGCCTTCGACGGCACCGTCACCATGGGCGCCCAAGCGCCCGCGGCGGCCAAGGTGTTCGTCGACCAGGCGAGCGAAGGCATGGGCGATTTCGGCGAGGTGCTGGTGGGCCAGCACCTCGTCACCTTTCTCGACGAAGGCCGCGCCATCGCGCAGGCCGGCGCCGTGGTGGCGGCCAACGGCCGCACCTACACGCTGGAGCGCAAGGTCTTCGACGACGGCGTGACCGCTCGCTGGAGCGCTGCCCGTGGCTGACCCCTCTGTCACCTGGCAGGCCGTGCAAGCGGTCGCCGAGCGGCTTCCGCTCATCACCGTGGCCAACGGCTACCGCACCGACGCCGGCAACAGCGTGCTCGTCGAGCAGGTGCAGGCCGACCCGGGCCGCGGCCCGGTGGAGCGCGTCAGCGTCTACCTGGACCGCGCGGCTCGCACGCCGTCGACGTTGTTCGAAGGCGAAGACTGGACGTTGCAGCTCGTGGTCGAGGCCGACGTGCCGAGCGCCCGCACCGACGCGCAGCAGCGCGCCCACGCCGTGATGGCCGACGTGTTCGACCTCTTCCCCTCGGGTGGCATCGAGCTGCCCATCGCCGCCGGCTTTGTCGACGTCGAAGCGCAGACCGCTGAGTTCCTCACCCGCATCGACGGTGCCAACAGCTCCGTCGCCCAGATTCGCCTGCAGGCCACCGTTCGCCTGTTCTGACCCCGGAGACACCCATGGCCTACGTGAAATCCCAAGGCACCGAACTGTTCTACGTCTCGGCGCCGACTGTCGTCACCAAGATCGCCCAGATCGTGGAGCTTCCCGAAGCGGGCGGCGGCCCGGCCGACGAGATCGAGGTCACGCACCTCGACTCCCTGATGAAGGAATTCATCGCGGGCCTGTCCGACAATCAGCCCATCACCTTCCCGGTGCGCTTCGACCCGGCCCTGCACACGGCGCTGTGGACGCTGAAGAACAGCGGCGTGGTGGTGCCGATCATGATTGCCTTCGCCGACGGTACCGGTACGCCCACCGCGGCTGCTGGCGCCTTCTCGGCGCTCAGCACGCGCAGCAACCTGCGCGGCCAGGCCTTCGTGCAGAACTTCACGTGGAACAACCCGGCGAACAGCGTGCTGAACAGCACGGTCACCCTGCGCCCGACCGGCCTGTTCACGTTCACGGCGAAGGTCTGACGCATGGACTTCCGCGAGTTTCTCTCTGATGGCATCGCCACGCGGGCCCCGATCAAGCGTGACTTTCAGTTCGCAGGAAGGGAGGTCACCGGGTTCTTCCTTGATCTGCCCGCCCTACAGGTTCGCGAGCTACTCAAGGCGGATGTGGTCGACCGCGACGCCTTGTTCCTCTCCGCCATTGTCTGTGATGCGCAGGGCATGCCCCTGCTCACCGTCGACCAGGCGCGAACGCTGAAGGCGCAGCAGATGAACGCATTGCTTACTGAGGCTTTCAGCGCGCTTGGCTTGACGAGTGACGGGCGCGCCGCAGCAAAAAAGCCCTGAGAGGCGACCCGGAGCTGCG